GGAGAAAAAAGGCACAAAGAAGGGCCAGAAAATATTTCCATTTCTAAAGAAATTGGAAACACTTCTGGATAACAGAACTGACTACGAGGAAGTAGTTCAGATCTTGGACAACTACATCCAACAAAAATGGGGTTGGAAACCAAAATTTTAATTAAACAAGGGAGAAGTTTCGAAATGGCAAAGAAAGCAGACGCACCAGTAATATCGACAGAAGAATTCATTGAGAATGATGAAAAGTTTATATTTCCATTACATAAATATCCTCAAAGTGTAGGTCATAAATATACTTTTCAATTAAGTCTTTATGATTATCTTGCTGAAGGTTTTGGTCTTGAATGTATTGGTAATCTTTTATTTCATATTAGACATAATAATTATGAATCTACTCATGAAGATGTGATTGCTAATCCTGAATGGATTAATAAACAACAAGTAGATATATATCCTATACAATATCTTAAGAATGATATGGCACAACTTGTTTCTGATTTTAGTAGAAAAGAAGCTTCTGGTTATATAGATGGTAAGAATATTGCATCTACATTTAAATTAAAATCTAATGTCGCTGTTTAAGATAGTTGATGGAGAGCTTATAATACTTAAAGAAGAGGTGATGTTACATCATGCTCTTCATACTGTATTACGTAGAGATAAAGATAGATTTAAGAAACAAGCTTTTAAAGAACTTGCTTATATCTATTTTGTTAAAGATCCTGATTCTCCTGTATTTAAATATGGAATGAATGAACAGGAATCTCACAAGTATGCTATTGATAAGACTAGTATGCCTAATGAGTGGACTGTAGATGAAGTTATGCAGGAAGCTCTTAAAGAGTATGAATATCTTACTGGAAGTATAGTTAAAGATGTAATTAGAGAAGCTTTAATTACATTTCGTAATTATATAAAGATACTACAATTAATTAGAAAGCATATAGATAAACTTCTTAAGGAAGCTGATGAACATGAATTAACCGTTGAAGATATTGGTAAACTAATGTCTTATACTGAACAACTATTAAAAGTTAGTAATGCTATTCCTGAAATTAAAGATAAGCTTTATAATAGTCTTCGTATAGTTGAGAAGAATATAAATATTACTAATGAAACTGAATTAGTTAGAGGAACTGCTGAACCTGTACCTGACTCTTATAATCCTAATAGCGATTACTAATATGGATGATGAACAGATTGATATGTTATTAAATACTGCTAATAGTATTGATCTCACTATATTAGATATTGAAAATAGCAATAACTCTACTACTAAACAATTTCTTAAAAGTATAATTGAGTATGCTATTACAGATACTGATTTACCTGAATGGTTAAAGAATATTCCTGATGGTAGATAATATTACTATTCCTTTCATAGACTATGTTAAAGAGGATAAATCTCATTATCCTCTAGCATCTTCTATTATAAATCCTGGTACTAATAAACCTTATCAAGATCCCGATAGTGATTTTCTAGTTGGAGAATCTAAAGGTTTCTTGATGAATATGAATTTTAAATTTATTAATACTAGTGTATTTAGTGAAGTTGCTAGAATATATGAAAGGAATATTAAAGATCCTGATCTAGTTAAATGGATAGATAGTTTAGAAGTACCAGTTACTGAGAATAGGAATAAACATTATTATTGTCCTTATAGAAAAGGAACTGCTGAATATGATGCTTTCTGGTCTAGAGAAACTAATAGACGTAGAGCTGGAATGACAGTTCCTTGTAAATTACTCTCTACTGGTGAAATTGTAGACTTAAGAATAACTGGAGATCAATATACTTACCTTAATTATGGTAGGCTAATGAGAACTCCTAATACTGAAGAAAGAGAAGAATTACATAGAAAGGGTGATTTTAAGACTGAATTAGTTCCTGGCTTTCCTAGATTTTGGGATGGAGATTATTGGAACTTTAAAATTGATGAATTCATTGGAAGAAATAAGTATCACTTATGTAAAGCTAAAGCTAGAGGTAAAGGATTTAGTTTTAAAAGAGGTAGTCAAGCTGCTAATACTATTAATCTTATTCCTAGTGTAACTGTTGTATTAGCTGCTTATTTAATTGATTATCTTATTGATCCTGATGCTACTCAATCAATGGCTAAGCGATGTTTAGATTGGTTTGAGAATAATACTCATTGGAAACGTAATTATCTATCAGAAGATCCTGAAGCTACTGAACTTGGATATAAACTTACTAAGTCTGGTAGTAAGAAATATGGTTGGTTAAGTAGACTTATTGCTGTATCTACTAGAGGTAATTCTAGTGCTGCTATTGGTAAAAGAGCATTAGAGATTGACTTTGAAGAAGCTGGTAAACTTGCTAATTTATTAGAAGCTCTCGATGTTACTATGAGTAGTACTGAGGTAGGAGCTGGTAATGTAGGTACTATTAGATGTTATGGTACTGCTGGTGTTGAAGATGCTGATTGGGAACCTTTCTCATATCTATTTTATAATCCTGATGCATATGGAATGTTTCCTATGGAGAATATATGGGATTCTAATTCTAGACATAATAGATGTGGTTTCTTCTTTCCTCAAGTATGGGATTATGAACCTTATATAGATATTCATGGAAATAGTCTTATAGAAGAAGCTTATGAATTTGATCTAAAAGATAAGGAAAGAAAGAAACTTTCTATGACTCCTGATAAACATGCTAGTTATGTTGGTCAGAGAGCTAATAGTCCTGAAGAAGCTTTTAGAAGAGGTAAAGATAATTTGTTTACTAGTCCTGAATTAACTATGCATCTACAGGAAGTTAAACATAACTTTACACATAAATATTATAGAGATGGACAATGGGTTGAAACTACTAATGGACTTATCTTTAAACCTAATATTGAATTAGAAACTAGTGGTATTGCAACTCATCCTTTTATAGATAGTGTTCCTTTTATTCCTGGAACTGATCTTCATGGTTGTGTTAGAGAGTTTCATCCTCCTTTTAAAATTAATGATAAGATACCTGATGATTTATATGTTTTGCTATATGATACTGTAGCTAAGGATAAAAAGTCTGATACTATTATTAGTGCAAATTCTCTTAATGCAATGTATGTAGTTATGTTACCAAATACTATTGCTAATTCTAGAGGAGATATTATTGTAGCTAGTTATATAGGTAGACCTGAACTTATGGTAAGTGCTGATAGAATAGCTTATAATCTATGTAGAAGTTATAATGCTAAAGCACTTGTTGAAATGAATGTTGGAGAAACATTAAGTAACTTTAAGAAATGGCAAGCTTTACAATGGTTACTTAAAGATCCTAATCACTTTCTTTCAGGTAAACCAGATACTACTAATATTCCATATGGCATTATTATTGGAGATGATGCTAAAGCTGATACGTATTTAACATCATTAAGAGAGCTAATTTATAGTGAAGTTTCTATGAATGATGAAGGAAAAAAGCTACTTTTTTTACATTATATAAAAGAGGTTGGTTTACTTACTGAATTTGACAAGTTCAGTAGA